CACTCTTACTTCATTCACACAAGGACAACGTGTTGATACAGCGAGTGATCTAGTGGGTGGTGCATATCGAAACAAAGTATATGAAGTGGACTTTACAAGAAGAAGAGTTAACGTCACTAACTACGACTATGTTAAAGATGTAGACTACATTGATATGTCTGGTAAGAAAGCAACGGTCAGAACAAGTCCACATACAGAAGAATTTATTAATGAAACATTCACTGAAGAAAATGCAAGACGTTTCTTGGTGTTTAAAGATTACTATGATGAAGATGGTGAGACGTTACGTGCAGATCAACACTTCAAAGAGATCTTGGTAAATAGAACTGTGTATGGCGCACACCTTGGAAGAACGGTTGTCCAAGCGAGTCTAGTGGGTAGATTAGATATTACGCCTGGCAAGTTGATTTCTGTGAAGGTTCCAAAGTTTACAATCGAACAGTCACCAGAAGATCCATATAATCAACAGTTGTCTGGTAATTATTTGGTGCTGTCTACAAGTCATCAATTGAAAAATGATATTATGAATACAAATATAGTTCTCGCAAAGTACGACTGGAGCGGGGATTTTCGTGAATTGGAGGTCGCACCGTAATGGAATCAGGTATTGGTATAACCAACCCACTATTTTTTGTGGGAGTAGTGGAGAACAACATCGATCCTCAACTAGAGGGACGAGTGCAGGTTCGTGCATTCTCTATACATGGAGACAACAAAGAAGTACCCACACCAGATCTACCTTGGGCAACAGTTGTAAAGGGTGACTATGATCCAAATGGTCTGCCACCACCCTTGAACTCTTTTGTCTATGGAATGTTCTTAGATGGTAGAACTGCACAACACCCTATGTTGCTTGGTTTGATACCTTCACCATACATGGAACCAATCGATCCAGAGAAGAATGGGTGGGGAGTATATCCTCAGTTTCATGGTCACATTAATGCAAGAGGAACTGCACCAAAAGATTTTGGTCAACCACAGAACTCTCGACTTGCACGTGGTGAGAACTTAGAAGAAACGTATGTTCTACAACAAGAGATGAACCGTGTTGAAGATGTGTACATTGCAGGTCAGGCAGATGTGCCTGAAGACGAAAGAATAACGTGGAGTGAACCCAACCCTGCATATGGTACAAAGTATCCATATAACCGTGTCATAGAGACTGCGACACATAGTATTGAACTTGACGATACGCCAGGCGCAGAACGTATTATGGTTAAACATAAAGAAGGTTCTTACATCCAAATTGACTCAAGGGGAACGACAACTCATAAGTCTGTTGGTGACAAATATGAAATAAATGATAGACAACACCATGTTTATATTAAAGGCCCTAGTATAGTTACCATAGATAATGATGCATATGTTTATGTGAAAGGTAATAAGACTGAAGAGATCGAAGGCGATTACAACATGATTGTTCGTGGTAATGCGCAGTTTGGTGTTGGTGGATCGTTCTTTGTAAATGCAAGTGACCAGTTACAGATGCGTGGTGCAGATGTAATGTTAGATGCAAACGTGTCTACGATGGAACTGTTTGCAAAGAAAGAACTTAACATTAGATCTGATATCGATATTAACGTATCGTCTAAGAAAATGTTTACTCAACAGTCCCAAGTCCACAGTATGAAAGCTGGTGGAGTTATTCGTTTTGAAAGTGAAGGTGGTTTATTCCAAGAAGCAAAAGGCGATGTTGGGATGAACTTCAAAGGTACGGATACAATTAGATTCCAAAGCGGTGCAGATATATCAATGAAAGCGGGTGATAATATCTTTGCAGATTCTGTCGGTGGTATCATCGATCTTGCAAATGGTTCAAGTGAAGATGTAGATCCAGCGGAAGCGACTGATGCAGTTGTTGCAAATCAGACAGAAATGCCTGAACCACCTGCGAAGTCTACATCGATTGTAAATGGAGAAATTGCATCTATGAACGGTATAGGAACGATGGCGACTGACGACTCATCGGATCCTTCTAAAGACGCAGGCGGAGGCCCACGATGAGTAGTAAGTGTATAGACTTAAGTAATCAATTAGTACAGACAAGGTCTAAGCTGACTCCTGCCCCTATTGTGAAACCCAATGGGGAATTAAACATATATGCAGTTGATCAATATAAGAATGATTTCCTTGAAGGTATTCAAGAAGATTCTATTTTCGATCCTGTGCAGACTGCAGTTGGATTGTATGGGGATGAATTCTATAATTCACTAGAATCCTTGAATAAACTTTTGAATAGTTCTCAGTTATCCGATTATCCAGAATTAAATCAAAGATATCAATCAGGGCCAATATCTGCAATTGAATATGCAGATTTTATTGGTTCTTATAATTACACTCCACCTAAAATTAAAAAAGGTGGTGGTGCAGTTCTTCCTAATTTGAATAGTTATTACAGAGATTCAAATGGAAGTATTCTTGGTGGGTTCTGTAAAATGATGCCTCAGGCATTTGCAGCGATTGGTGGGTTCTTTACAATTATTGGTAGCGTTGCAGGTTTGATTAACGATGCATTATCATTCCTCACTAAACTAAAAAACCTTGAAGATCCTATCAAAGCAATTATTGAAAAGGTTACAGTTACATCACTTATAAAGGCAATCAAAGAAAAGATGACTGCAGTTGTTGAAGAGACTTGGGAGAGTGTAAAGTCTGCAGTACAAAATTTTGATTTAGAACAAACAATTGGTGATATTGCAACATACATCGATCAGCATGTAGTTCAAAAGGCACTAAAGATCAAAGACGAAGTGACCAGTATTCTTAACGACGAGAATAAGAAGGGTCTCACTGACAAGATCAAGGCGTTGTTTGATTATGCAGTGGGTCTCTTTGCAAATCCCTCATTAGAAGAAATTCAATTCTTGATTGCACGTTTTTGTGCATTGACCTCAAACATTGAAGCGTTAATTAAAGATGTTAAGAGACCAATGGACAACTATGCATACAAGTATCAAACCATTGTTGGTCGTCTAGAAAGAATCTCAAAACTATCAACTGCACGTGCGGTTTCTGCAGGTGCAGTTCGTATCGAACCAGAGAAACGTAAAGAGCAAATAAATAAGCAAGTTAAACAGTGGACAGGCCCGATTGAAACCACATATTTGGACGATAGAGGGAACAACACAGGAATTAAAAGGATACTGGGAGATTTTGAATCAGATAAACAATTAAACGATTTACTTTCGGGTACACAGGACGATCAGGTAACACCTACACCAAGACCACGTCCAGAACTGCCTGATACTGTGAGTGTTAGAGAAGGTGTTGTGGAATCAAACCCAACAAAACATCACACACCCACAGGTAAACCGCCAAACAACCCACCAGCTGCCACACCCAAAGAAGTTGGCGACTTTCCTACGTGGGATGAAATCAAAGATGGTAATCATCCAAGATTTAAGTTTACATCTGGTATGGGTCAAAGAGGTTGGACGGATCTGTCTCCCGATACAAAGGCCGCTTTGAATAAATTGCAAAAGAAGGTCGGTAAAAAGTTTACAGTGAATAGTGGATTTAGAAGTGAACAGTATCAGAATAGGTTGAGAGAAAGATACAAACGTGAGGGCAGATCCAAAGGCACGTTTGTAAAGGGAAGAGGATGGAACTACGGAGTTGCATTTTCATCTCAACACATGTTAGGTAATGCGGTAGATGTGGTTTACCCATCAGGTGTTAGTAGGGCACAATTCCAAAAGGATGCTCTTGCATCTGGATTCAATTGGACTAAACATTATAATTCACGTGGTTTTATGCACATGGATTTATTAGAGAGAAATTAAATGTCGTTAAACGTCTTTACACCAACACAAAAAAAGATCAGTCTTTATTCTGATTTTAGAAAAGATCTGGAATTGAATCTTTTGACAGATGACCTTGCAATATCAAGGGACGAAGATTCTGTCAAGGAAGCAATGTACAATCTTATCATGACCGCTCGTGGTGAACGTTTAATGCAACCAAACCTTGGGGCGGGACTCAGAGAACTACTCTTTGAAAACCTAACGCCTGCTACACTAGAATTAATTAAAGACCGTGTTAAGACAACACTAGAACTCTACGAACCTCGTGCAGAAATCATTGATGTAGTCGCTGCAGGTTCTTTAGACGAAAACGAAGTTTATGTTACTGTGAGATTTTACATCAGTAATAGAGAACAGCCAGTCACGT